CCGCGTAATACAGATACTCAGGATGCTGCACGTCTATTCGTTGGGGTTGGTCGGCGTGGGGGTAGGCGTCGGCGTTGGGTGCGGCGTCGGGGTGGGCGTTGGCGGTGGGCCGTGCTGGTCGTCAGGCATTGGTTATGCTCCTTTTGTTGGGCTTCGCATCTTTATCAGCTTCGTTACGTATCTGCTAGTATTTCGGCGTTACGTAGCCGGACTTACCTTGGAACGATACCGCGGCTCCCATGTGCCTGGGGACGCGTTCGCAGTGGCAAGCCACCCCTCAATGCTCATATTATTGGCGTCAGCCGCCCCCTCGCGTCGGTTGCGCACAAACCGGCCTTGCACACTCATCTCTGTGGGGATCGCGTCAGAGTATGCGCTCTCGATCATCAATTCGGCATCGTACAACAGCACGTTGGTGGCGGTGACCGTTGCCGCCTTTTTCAGCACGATGTTATTGCCCGTCCGGCTTTCGATCACGTTGCCCGCTATCATGACGGCAACGCCCGGCCCGGTGATACCGGAAATGCGTTGGTTGGCGGCATAGGCAAGCGAAGGCGTGCCAGCCGTGATCGTGACCGCCGTGCTGCCGGCGGTCGTCGTCGCCAGGCACTCAGGCTGTACGATAGGATAGCGCGTCACACCGATCTGGTAGTTACCCGAGCTAAAGTGATACGGCGCATTGCAGCAAGTGATGACGCTGCCCACGATCGAGACGACGCGGCCGATAACCGAGCCGGCCATGCCGAGCGTAAGCGTGCCGTCATAAGCCTCCCCCATCCACGCCGTCGAAGAGGTAAGTTGCTCGTTGACGGCGTAGCGGGCTGGATCACTGGCAGTGAACGTAAATGTCCCGGTGGTCTCGTCAACCACAACAGCGGTTGAGGCTTCCAAGGATAGCACCTGCACATCGTTGCCGACGATGTAGCGGCGCGAGTTCAGTCCGGATTGCGACCCATCGATAATGGTCCCCTGCTGCGCGTGAAGGCTGCCGTAGATGCTCATATTCAGCAAGTTGCCGCGATGACGATGGCGCATACCGATCGCGCCGCCCACGCCCTCCAGGCGAAGCCCCATATTTTCGTACTCGATGGAGGACTTGAAGCCCGCCGAGTTCGCGTCGCAAACCACAGGCGGGTTTTCGACCGCCATATCCTTCATGGAAAGCGTCTGCGTAATGCGCAGGGATAGCGATTGCTGTTTGTTGGCGCCTGCACCCGAATAGGTTCCGCAGAAACCGCCCGTCATGATAAGCGGACCATTGACATCGACATGGCAATCCACGGTCTTACCGGACCCGAATTGGATTTCGGGGTCCATCAAGCGAATCAGCTGGTTCTGCAAAAACGAAACTGTCCAGTAGCCCGTAGAAAGCTGGTACGACCCCAAACGCCAGCATTGCTCTGCGTAGGTATTGGTGAACATGACGGGGTTGTCGGAATGCGACTTTCCGAGGTCGCGGATCGATACGAAGGTTGCTTTATCGACCGTTGGGAATGCCCCACCTCCCGAGCCGTAGGTAGCGCAATCGATCGCCGTATCTGCGTATTGCACCATCGGGCGAGTGACCGTGCAGCCCCGCGTCTGCGACGTGCCATAAGCAGCGCACACCTTGACCCGGTTCCACCGGCAATCGGTGATGTGAACATCATCGCAGTTCTGCAGGTTAACGGAAATGCCGTTCGCCACGCCAACGATGAGGCATTCGAAATACACATTCTCGACGCTGACGCCGCTCGATACGAGATAGCTTGGCGCGCCGTAGTGATCGGCGTACCCCGGATACCCACCGCTGTCTGGTGGAGCATTGCCGAACGGCTCGATCACGATGCCGCCACAAGGGCTGTACCGCTGGTCACGCATTACACCGCCACGGTTCCACCACGGCTGCGCCTCAACGCCTACCTTGCGACGCAGAAGCTCATCGGCGGACGGCGTGTAGCGGAAACCATAGACCCCGTTCGGGCCGAAGATGCCGAAGTCCTTGAACTTCACCCCGCGCGCGCCGCACACGAAGAAGGCAGGCACGTTGCCGTTGGACATGTAAATGGCCGAGCCATTGTCAGGCCCATAATTTCGACCGCTGCCTTGAATAGTCATCTGGATCTGGCGCATCGAACCGTCATCGGCGCGGTTGAATGCCGGTAGTGCGTCATCGATCGCGATAGCGAAGGGTGGAAGCTGCACGGTATACCGGCCGCGACCGTTCTGCCACATCCACGCTACATGGCGCATTGTGCGCTTAGCCCGGTTGGTGTTCTCGGTAACCTGCCCGGCAGTGCCTGTCACCGATCCAGCGTTGCAGTACGACTTGACGCCGAATGTCTGCATGCGGAAGATGTGACCGTCCTCGGGCAACTGCTCCCAACGAAACCCCGCCGAATCGGTGAACGTATTGGCAAATGGCCCGATCACTTCCATCGCCTGACGGCGTGCGAATAATGCCTGACCGCCGTCGCCGGCAGTTTCGTACGATGAAGTTTGCAGCAACGTCAGGCTGGCCGGGATCTCCATGCCGTTGGCGGTAATGAACGAAAAGCTATCGCCTCCAGACGACTGGCCGTCGATCTTGATCCAGCGGCCAGCCTGCAGCGGCGTAAGATCCGATGGCCGGATAACGCTGGAGTTGTTGTCCACCTCCAGCGACCCCGGAACCCACGTGAACACGCCACCCTGGCCATCGCCTTCCGACACGCCCCCGCGCACCAGAAACGCGGCATCCGTCAGCAACGGTGCAGATGGTACGGCGCGCAGACCCGCTAGCGTATCGGCACCCGCCAGATTACCCGGGAAATAGATTGTCGTTGCGTCTACCATGTCGTATTCCGTTCAAGTGAAACGTGTTTTCAGATGGGCCGTGGGCCTCTTCCTCATGTACTGGTTTTTACCGTCGATTATCTACCTGATCGGCGGGCGCTTCATTGGCCGCGGATTTTGAGATCGCGGACTGTAGCGCCTGTTGGATGGGCAGAATGTCGTTGGCGATCTGGGGTTCACGGGAGGCCAAAGTGGTCAAGCGACGTACCCATGCCTCTTGACGCGCTGGATCGCGCGGCGCACGCGCAAGCCATTGAGCGAAGCGCTGCGAGCCTAACAAACGCCCCGTAAGGTTTTCCAATACTACAGAGCCACCAAGCGTGCTTGTGGCGCCAGCGAATGATCCGAGACGCCCCACGTCGGAAACCAGCCGGCTAGAGTTTGACGCCCCCGCCGTGCCGCTTGTATTGGAATACGCGCGTGACGCACGGGCGCCCTCAGCCACACGGGCCAAATCTTCAATTGCCTGTCGATGCTCACCGCGAAAAAGCAAATCACGCGTTCTGTTGGGCATTTTATCCCAATTTGTAAGGAACGTCTGCAATGAAAATTGGCTGCCCGCGGCGTTTTGCCGGCCCGATGAAGAACGACCCATTTCCTGAATAAGGGAACCGCGAACAATACCGGATTCTTCCGGTGTCACACTGTTTAAAAAAGTGCGCAGGCGGGCACTATCGCCCCTGCTCATGTTGCTCAGGCGTTGCGCGACCGCTTCGGCGGATCGATCGCCACCAGACCCGACCACATTTTCCATAACGTCATCAATGACGTTTAGGCGCTCGGCATATGCCCTATCCGCAGTACGGAAGGCCGCCGCCGCTTCTGGTGGTAGCTGCGACGCGATATCGTTGGACAGCGCGTCCAGCACCTGACCGGCGCGACGGTTGTAATCGGTGCCGCGCAATCCCTCGCTCTGCGCTTCTGCCCGAACGGACGTGCGCAGCCGGCGGATTGAATCGACCGACAGGTTAGTGACGCCCCGGTCGCTAGCGATATCATCACGCAAGCGCGTCAGACCGGAAATCAGCGGCGCGTCAGTGTTCGATGTTGGCGCCAGCTCGCGAATTTGGGCATTAAGATTTTGAAATGCGCCGCGCCCCTGCACCAATGTATCTTGGGACAATTCTCGGGCATTGCCGTAGGCCTGTCTGGCAGCCTCGCCTGTGCGGTCAATGTAACCTTGCGCTGCCGCCTGCCCCACCTCGCCCAACGCTTCTTGGCGGGCGGGTGCGCCCACTTCCGCAGCGATCTGTCCAAGCCGCGTACCGGCCTGCCCCTGTGCGCGCTCCGCTGCCGCCACGATAGGGCCAGAACCGAACGGTGTCTGAACCACGCCAGCCGTCATGCGGCGAGTCATTGCCCCGCCCACATCTGCCGGCAGAACGTCTATGCCTTGCCGTCCCGCCGCTGCAAGTAATTCGCGGCCAGTTGCATTGCCGCCACCGCCGCCCGGACCACGACCAAACCGAGCGGCTGCCAAGTTTCCGAGTGCCCCCAACCCGTATCCTGCTGCGCCGCCGGTAGCGGCACCGCCTGCGGCACCAAGTGTACGTTGCCCAATGTCACCGTCAGAAGAACCGAACCCATATGCACCCCCATAAGCAGCGCCCACGCGCGCCAGTTCACCGGCAGTCCTCGCGCCACCACCGGGCAGCACCAAGCCGCCTGCGATCTGCCCGGTAAGCCGCGCGCCGAACTGGTTCTGTTCGTCATACAGCGCGTTGCCGCGGCGACGGTCCAGATTGTCGGCATACGTACCACCCTTAGTGACCGTATCAGCCAAGCCACCGATCTCATCCGCGAATCCAAGCGTGGCCGTGTCGGTAAGCCCGCGGCCTGCTGCGCCTAGTGCGCCGTCACCGAAATCCACTGGGCGGACCTTGTCCACCTGATTGTAATCTTGGCTCGGTGCGATGCCACGGTTCTCGGGCTTGGCGTAAAAGTCCTGCAGCGCCTTCAGACTTTCCGGTGACGCATTGCCGCCGAAGTCCTTCACAAGCGCAGCAATGGTAGTGGCGCTGGCACCGGACTGCGCCAAGGCCGCAATCTGCGCCTCTTGCCCAGGCTTCAGACGGTAGCTGTTGGCCGAAGTGTTGGGGCGCTCATCGTTGAATTGCACCGAGCCTTCGGGGCCGCGAATGGCGTTGACGCGAGCCGCCCCTGTGCCAGCGCCGATCTGGAAACTCTCGATGACACGCTGGCGTGCGCCTTCCTTCTGCTTGATAACCTCCGGGCTATCGCCGGGCTGCGGAAAGAATGTCGAATCCTGCTTTTCGAATTCAGCCGGCGAAATCGCTGCGCCAGATTCATAGCGCAAGCTGGCAGCAATAAAGTCGCGCTTGGCCTGCTCCGCTTTCTGGCGATCGGGGCTGGTGAATGAATTGGTGATGCCAGTCGGCAGGATATCGACCACACCTTGCGCAAATACGCCGCGCGGGTTGGTGGCAGAATTTGTTGCCTCGAAATCACGGTCGGCCCCCAACGCACGGTTATAGAACGCCGTGGTCTTTGCTTCTGTCTCGTTGAGCTTCTTTTCCTGCGTTAGCTTCTGTCCGTCCAGCAATGCCTGACGTTCTGCCGCCGCTGCCGCTCGATCAGCCGCGGCCGCAGCGCGCAAGTCCGAGTTGTCGCCACGCTGTGCGGCGCGCATGGCAAGGTCAAGGCGCTGCTGCTCGGCAGGATCGATACGCTTGGGCGCACCGTAAATCCGTGCCGGTGCCACTGGCTGCTGCCGCGGCGCCTGCGGAATGAGATCCGCGAATGGGTTGTCCTGCAGTGCCATTACCTACGCCCCTGAGTGCCGCGCTTGCCAAAATAAGGCACCTTGCCATAGCCGGGCAAGGTCGTGTGAATATGATCGCCCTCGTCAAGGAACCGCGCCCCTGCACCGAAATAGTTGCGCAGTTGCTGGATCGACGTGCCAGTATAATCGACGCCATCGCCGGTTAGATGATGGCTGGTGGCGACACCCCCGACAGCACGGTTTCCTTCGACGGTGCGCCGGCCGCTCGTCATTGTGCCGGGTGCGCGCATAGGGTCAGGGAAACGAACGCGGGGCTTGCGACCCCGCACCTCCCTGCATCTGCTGCATACGGGCACGCACCTTGACGGGATCAGCGCCCGCCGCGATTGCTGCCTGTGCCTGTGCCTCCAAGTCCGCACCGCCTTGCACTGGCGCCTGGCGAGGCTGTGTGGCCACGTCTCCCAAAGGCTGACCCTGTTGATTAAACCCCTGCAGATAGCCGCCCTCAGGGATAACTTTGTAGTCAACCTTCTGCTGGTCGAGATAAGCCTTTGCTTCCCCGGCCTGCGCAATGAAAGCCTGTCGCAACTGCGGCGAAAACTTGCCGACATATTGCGCGGCTTCAGGATGGCCCATCTGCACATATTGTTGGACGGTCGCATCCCACTTTTCCGGCGTATCGGCTAGCAAGGCGAATTGCCCGAACTGTTCGATCTGCGACTTTGCCTCTGCGCGCTGCCGTTCGTCCATCTTGTCGAGATACGCGCGATCGATCTGCGCCTGGCGCTGGTCGTTCTGCTGCTGATCCTGCTGGCGCGCGTATTGCACCTGCTCTCGCTGCTGGCGTTGCGGGTACGTCTGCCCCGCGGCCTGCAGCACCTGCAACGCATCGAAGCCGGGACCGGCCAAGTTCCAGTTCACTTCGGCCATCAGTAAATACCGTCCGAGCCGTTGACACCGTACATGCCGTTGTTGGGCGGCTTCGCATACGCGCTGGTGCCGTAGCTGGAGCCGAGCGTCGAGCCGCCGATATTGGCGATATTCTGCAGCGCCTGCGTCCAGTTGGCACCATTCGCCAGAGCAGCGTTGCTCGCACCGTTCGCGGCGTTCTGCGTCGCGCCATTGATGTTGTTGGTCGTATTCTGCGCAACCCCCGCAATCGTCCCTACCGCCTGCTGCCCGGTCTGGTTGAGTGTGTTTAGATTGCCGAGATACGATTGCGCCGACTGGTCGGCGATAGCCGAGCCGCGCGCCTGCAGCGCCTTCAGCGTCGCGCCCGAAGCCCCCAGACCGCGAGCATAGGCGTTGCTGTTAACAGCCCCCAAACCCGTTTTCAGGATGTCCTGATAGCCGGTTGCGCCGCGGAACGTATCGAGCGCCTGCTGCTGCGATCCAGCACCACCCAACCCAAGGAAATTACTGTAAGCCGCCCCAGCCAGATTGCCGCGATCGATAGCCGGCTGCTCCAGGCCCGTAATATAGGCTTGATTGCGGCGCGATTCTTCGATCTGCGCATTAGCAGCCGCCTGCTGAGCCTTGCTCGCCTTCTTGTTGGCAGACGAGGAAATCGCAGACCCGGCAATCGAACCCGCCGCCGCGATGCCCGCACCAATGATTACAGGCGGCATATCAAAGCACCTCCGTCACGAAATACTGCACGTCACCGAGCATGGGATGCGTCCCGGAACCGTATAGCTTCAAACCCATGCGCCTGATGTAACAAATAGCGCCCCGATTGTATATACTCGGCTGTCCCCATACCTGCCGCGCACCCTGCTCTTTCATGTACGCCAGCATGCGCTTGCCAGCATCGAACATGGATGCGCCACGAGACTGCTTCATCGCCATGATATGGCATTCGTAAACGCCCGGCGATGTCCAGGCGAATATCGCGCAAAAGCCATCTTCGATCAGAACATGGTTCTTGGCGTCGGCCACCACGTCTTCGAAATAGAGATCATGCGTGTAATGCTTGTAGCCCAACATCGATGTCTGCTTGACGATCGGGTCATTGGCGATGGCATCGACCTCTAGCGATTCTTCATCCGTCGTCACCCGGCGTATCATAGCGTGCTTTCGCGGTTGATAGCCCCCGCGCCAGGAGGCAACACGGGGCTACCGACCTGAGGCGGTGCGGCAGCAGCAGGCGTCATGATGCTGCCCACGACGTGCGTGTTGCCGGTCTGAGCGGCGACCGCAGCGTTGGTGGTGGTCATGTACGTTACCGTGCCACCCGCGCGTGTCGGGTCCTCGTAGGTGATGTAATACAGCGTGGAATAGGCCAGCGCCGTGATGGAGCCGCCAGCAACCGCTACCGTGGTGCCGTCGCCATATACCCGGCTGTGCGCGGAAACGGTGATCGTCGCGTTAGTGCCGGCATCCGTCGCGCCGAGCGTCAGGCCATCGACATACGAATTGGCAAGGTTGGACTGGTCAGCCACGACCGTGGCCGCGCTATTGGCGTTGTCTGCTGCAGCTTGTGCCGCCGCTGTAGCCGCATCCAGTGCGATCAAAGCGGCCTGAATTTCCGGCAACGCGATGACCTGATTCAGCGCGTAGGCGATGCTCTGCAGGGTGCTGTTGATCGTGCGCAGGAATTCAACGGTCGCACGGCCATCCTTGTCCACGATCGGTTGCGCCTGGGATAGCGTCGGTATGCGTACCGGGGCTATTGCCATGATTGATTGGCCACACATCCCGCAATGCGGATGCGCTCAGTTCCCAAATGGCTTATCTCGACCGTGCGATACGGCTGATCGGGCTGGCCGAGGCGGTACAGGCTCACCACATCCAGCGGCGCGCGGGTGTCCAGTTCCTCGTAATATTCCGGGTAGTCGTCCTGCCCATCCTTCCACCGGATCCGCATCACGGTATTGGCAGACGAACCCACGCCAACGCTCAGGCTGTCATTACGCGGGCCTTTGCCTAGGAAACCGTAGGTGCCCGTCACGATCTTCTGCATGCCCAGGCCAGCATCGGAACCCGACTCAGCATCAACGGTCCATACCTGCCCCGTGTCGCTATCGCCGCAGGTAATCGTGCCTTGAAACTGGTTACCCACGTACGCTGCCCATTCGGTGCGGCCGAGCGTCGCGAACTCAGACCATTCACCGGTCAATGCGTCATAGGCAAACGTGCCTTGCCCCGGTATACGCAGCGCGTAAAATTCGTGTCCGTCGATCGTGAACACCCACGCACTCGGTAGCCCCGTACGGTTGCGGATGCGCTCGGCAATGCCGTTGTCGCTGACGACCTGCGCCACAGCGCCGCCGCGGCATACCTGTCCATCGTCAGACACCCACATGACGGAATTGTCGAACCGGCGCACAGTATCCCGCGCCATGCAGCCGCGCTCATATTGACGGCCCGCGACGCGCTGGAAAGGCGCATCGAGATCACCCGTTGCCTGCCAGATTTCCACGGTATCGGTGCCGAATATCCAGAATTCATCACCAACACGCCGGATCGCTAAGCCCTTGTCCGGCAGGCTTTCCGCAGTCGCGAAGTTGAGCGGGTCCAGCACCATTTCACCCGGTACCAGCCAGTAGAATGTACCATCCGAACATAGAATCAAAACGTACTGGTTGAGCTGGTCGACATCGACCGCAACCCGGCTTTCAGGTATCTCCAGCGTGGTCAGCGCCGTATCGTACAGATACGCATAGCCACCGCCGACCAGCGCATAAGCGAACGTCGTGCCGACCATCGGCGCAATGTCGCCCCCCGAGATCGTGCCGACCGACACGCCGTTGACGTACAAACTCGAGCCAGCAACGATCATTTGCTGATTGGCGGCAATCCGATAATCAATGCCGCGAATGGGGTTGGCCAGCGTCGTCAGCAAGGCAAGGCCAGGGCGCTGGATGCGCAGGATGTTATCGGGCGAAAGGCCGCTTTTGTCCGGCTCGATGTACATGTTCACCATGCGCACTTCGGGCGTAAAGCCCGCCGCACGCTTATGCGCGCCGACACCTAACGGGACGGCGGGCATTAAGGCTCAAGCGCCAGCATGTGCAGCGTGGCGGCGATCGGCGTCGGGTTGATAGACAACGCCCCGGTAAGCAGCGACAGCAACCCCGAAGACACGCGGTTGATCTGAAATACGCACCCGGTGTTCGTCGGCGCGCCCACGACCTGCACGTTGAACAAGTCTGTGTTGCCGCCTGGCACTTGCACGATACCATTGATGATCGGCACTACGCCCGATGCGAATGGCGTGGGATAGGTCCACGCGTACGTGGTGGCAGCACTGCCCATCGTGATGATCTGCTTGCGCGCTTTGCTGGCGTGAGTGTGATCGCCCAAAGCATAGCGGCCGTCGCTACCGCGTGCGCCATTGTCAGCGACCCCGGGGGGCTGCGCCACGGCAGGCTTCGGCATCACGCTATCGACGTAATCGCTGGTCACGCCCGGATTGTTCAAGCCATCGGCCATTAGCTGAACCGATTCACGGTGTAGGGCTGAGCCGCAGCGGTGGAAAGCAATGTCAGCGTGCCCGCCACGCGATCCGCCGAATAAGACCCGCCGGTGAGGATCTGGAAACTACCCGCGCCGTTCACCGCGGGCGTTCCCCACGAAGCCCACAGCGTGCCGGTCGAAGAATTGATGACTTCGGTGCGGGTCGTATTGGTCATGGCGATAGCAGCGGTACCACCGGATGTCGCGATCGTGCCGCTAAGAGCGGTGGAAACAGTTGCTGGCGGCGAATGTGTCCACGCCCCGGTAATGTCGCCCCGGGCGCGGTCCCATGTCGCGCCATTGAAATGATGATTGAAATTGAGAACTGGCAGCGTGTTTGCGATTGCTCTCGCGTCACTGTTGGGTGCCAAGATGGTAACCAGCGCACCTGCAGCATCCGTCAAGAAATTGGCTTGCGCGCCGTTGAGATTGTACCAAGCATCGGCGCGCTGACCATTGGTCAGAGCAGCTGGCGCAGTAGCCATCGCCCGTCCACCGATTTTTACCGGAGCGCCAGAATCGGCCGTACCACTGGCCACATTGCCGACGACAGGAAACGCAGCGCCATCACTGGCGGGCGTGACAGACGTTGAGCCGGTGGCCGGCTGGGGCCCAGCAGAGCCGCCGCCTGGGCTACCATCAGCATTCGTCAGATAGACCGGCTGCGACTGGCCGTTGGTGTTCGCGCCCTGTGCCATTACATATAGTTCCCTGAAACTTGCTCACGCCGCATGCCGAAACGGGAAATCAGCGACGCCTGAAACCGTGTTGCAGCTCGGAACGTGAAAGGACTAACATCGATGCCGAACAGATCGGCCACCTCGACCGCAAGCGCGGACGAAAGCCCTGAAGGATCCGCGGTCGATCGCGGCGCATCGCTATCCAGCGTCAGCCCGTCGATCGACTCCCAATGTTTAGTGGTGCCGTCATAAATCCATGATTGCGTTTGCCCGCCGATCTGGTCGCTGATTACCACCGCTGCGCCATCGCGCGGCGTGGTCGCGTAACCAATCGGCTGTGCAGGTTCGACGGTAAAAGTGGTCACACCGCCGATGGTGTTAAGGGTGACAACGACCCCGGTGTAATTGGCAAGGCGTCGGTTTTCGTCGCCGTAATCGCTGATCCAGCCTTCGCTGACCAACTCGGGAAGCAACACCGAAAGCGTTGCCTCGCTTTCTCTAAAAATGCGCTGGCTGCCGCTGGCCACGAACGTCGTGCCAGTCGGCACCACGTCATACATGCGGCCCAGGGCGCCGGATGCTATCCAGCTGGAATACATGCCGCGCAACGCCTCAAGCGTGTCCTGCGCGTCAGCAAGACGTGGTTCGCGCCCAGCCCCCAACCGACCGAGCTTTCGCAAGGCGGTGTTGACGATGACGCGAACCACCGCCATTACTTGGCCGTCGCCTTTTCGAGCGCATCACGCAGCGACGGAAGGCTGGCGTTAACGCGGTACTTTACACCGGCCTCATCCAGCAGCTTCTTGGTCGCGTCGATCTCTTCCTGCTCGCCGGCATCAACGGGGTCTTCGTCATCCTCGGTCGAGAACGTCGGATTGTTCTTGATGTTCTGCGCCCAGTGAACGCCGTTGAACATCAGGCCCTCGGATACCTTGACCGGCTCGCCTTTTACGAAAGTCAAACCACCTTCGCGGACCAACTGCGCCTGGGGATCGCCATCCCCAAGCCATGTTGCAGTGAACGTCTTTGCCATTGCCGTATCTCCTACGAGGGGTTTTCGATCACGCCGTTGAGTTCGGCAATGATAACGCCCGTTGCGCTGGTGGTCGCGCCGCCGATCGTGAGAATGATCGTGGTGAAACCAGCGTTGTTGAAATCCCGACCCTTGGTGTCGAGCGCCGAAATCGTACCCGCCGTAGCCGCCGAGGTTGCCGGGAAGTACCGGGTCGGATCACCGGCATCACCAAGCGCAAGCGTTACGCCAGCGCCAAGCGCATCCCACTTCATGAAACCCTGCTTGACCAGGAAGTTGCGATGGACGCGCATCATGCGGACGATATCGCCGGAAGCAATCGCGCCGGGCGACTGCGTACCCAGCGTAAATACGCCATGCGCGCCCTGGATCGAACGCCCATCGCCGGTAGGACCGGAAACCGGATAGACCGGCGGCGTCATCTGAAGAGAATTGAAAGTTGCCATGTCAGTCCTTCCTTATGCCAGAGCAGGCAGAGCGGTGATGCTCTCTACGATGCCGTACTGAACGCCGCCGAAGCTGGTCTTCTTGGTGCCGCGAAGCTCCTCGATTGCCATGCCGGGGCGGAATTCGTAATCCTCCAGCCGATCCTCGACCACCCGCGGCGACATGCCGTAAGCGACCGCGACAGCCGACTGGCCGCACAGGAAACCGAACGCAAGATCGGCACCACCGGAACCGGCGCCCACCAAGATCAGATCGTCCAGTTCCGGCATTTCGCGGATGAGAACGCCGCCGTACATCAGATCACCGTCTTGGAAGAGCGGATTGCGCTCCATGCCGTCGCCTTCACGCGAACGCGCATAGGTGTTGGCGTTCAGGATCGCCGTGTCCTGCCCGATCAGCGAGAATTCGCGGCTGCCGACGAAGTATACGAACCATTCGCGGCCGGCGGTCATATCCGACTTGAACGGCGTGATGTTCGTGGTGATGCCAGCAGTGGAACCCAGCGGTGCTGTCTTGCCCGAAGTCTTGGCGATCGTCTTGAGCAGCCGCACATGTGCCGCCGACGACTGGCCGGTGGCGACGCTGACGTTACCGAGCGACGTTGCCCAGTTGCCCGATGCGATGTTGGCGCGGGCGTTGCCGAACAGAATGCGATCGCTGTTGTTGACCAGGAAGGTATTGCGCTGGCCAGCCGTCGAAAGCTGGTAATTGACCGCGGCATCGGTGCCGGGCAGACCCTGCGCATCGACCGTGCCGGGCACGATAACCTGGGCGAATGCCTGGATCACGTCATCGCGCAGCAGCTCAGCCGACCACGAACGCAGCTGCGGCTTGGTCAGGCCCCAGATATCGATCGCCGTGCGGAACGACGTGGACTTGGGGATCTTCACGCCCTGACGGATCCAGTCAACCGAGATCGACGTGTTGTACAGGCCGAGATCAACCTCGTTGCCCTTCAGGATCTCCGAACCACGAACGCCGCGGCCTTTGATGCGAACGACCAACGGGAAGTTGATCGTATCGCCCTTCTCGTTCTTCAGCTCGTTGCGGATGCGGATGATGCTGGTGTCTGCGGTGCCCATGTAGGGGAGCAGACCGGATTCGCGAACGTATTCGCGGGTTACTTCAGTGCTCCACGTCTGCTTCTGCAGCGCGGTAGCGAGAACGACTTCTGCCATGAGTTACTACTTCCTATCGAAGATAGCATTGAACTCGGCTACGGGGTCGGACTGGATCGGTGCTGACTGCGAAATCTGCGATGCGATACTGGCCGGCGGCGCAACCGGCTTCACTGCCGGGGTAGCCGCGATCGTCGGAATGACTGGCGCGGCCGTTGCGGGGGCAACAGTGGCCGCGATCCCCGGATTCTGCGCCAAGTAGTCGCGGACGAAATCGTCCATGCTCTTGTCGCCTATCTGCGAAACGATGCCCTGCTGTCGATGCTGCTGGACCAACCAACCGACCGGATCTGCCTGGCGCGCGAACGAGATAGCGATTGAAGGGTCGGCTTGGGCTCTTTCCATTGCCCAGTCGATTGCCTTCTGCGTATCATCGTCCCCGTACTTCTGGCGGGCGAAGCGGTCGCTCATTTCCAAGCGAATTTCCGCTTTCACCGAATCCCTGAACCCGGTTGGATCGTCAAAGGGATCTGGGGCTGTCTGCGGCTGCGCCTGCTGGTTACGTTCGAATTCAGCAATCCGCGCTTCCAACGCTTTTCGCTTGTCTCGTTCGTCCAACACTGCAGCAAGCGGGACAAATCGCCCATCCTGCTGCGGCTCAACCGGCTCCGGTGCTACTGGCTCTGGCGGCGGTGCCTCGGCTACAATCTCCGGTGCGACTTCTGGTACAATCGGCGTCTCAGGCGTAACCTGATTCTCCACCGGGAATGCTTCTTCCAGAAAGTCAGCCATACCTTACCCTTCCCGATCGTATCGTGACCGGCAACGCAGCGCCCGAAATCCCGGCGGCAGACCCACGTTAAAGGTGTGGGACCTTAGCTAAACGCCCGTTGTGCCCGGCGGCGGCATTTCCCCCTGTTGAGGGGTAACGGTATTCTGATACCCGTTATCAATCGGCGGCGCAACAGGTTCTTGCTGCTCCATCGGGGCTTCCTGCTCAGCGCCCGGTTCAGGTGCCAGCGCCAGCATGGGATCAAGGCCCAACTGCGAATAAAGCTGCACCTGCGCCAGATCAGCATCGGTCGCGATCTTGTGCGCGTCGGCTGTGGTCTTGGTCGTCTCGGCTTCGGTCTTTTCGATCGCCGCCACTTCCTTTGCTTCCGCCACCGCCATAGCGCGTTGCTGCTGCTGTGCGAGCATCTGCTGCTGTTCGGCCTGACCCTTCTCCATTTCCTCACGCTTGGCCTTCAGGCGCTCCAGAATCCGCGGCTTGTCCGCCAGTGGCGACATCTCCACCGCCATCTCGAATTCCGGCGAGAATGGCGACATGCCGAGGCGCAGCAGTTCCATGATCTCCGCCCATACTTCCTGCTGAAGCGTGGCCGTGTCCTCATTCTGATCCAGGATGATATCCATGTTCAGCTCGGACAGGCGATTCTTGTAGCCCGTCACGCCGACAGCCGGCGCCATCTGCGGCTGGCCGGTGTTAGGATCGATAACAGGCTGGCCATCAGGCCCCGCAGCCGGCTGCATGACCATGCCCAATTCCGGCTCATTCACCTTTAGGAACTCGATCGACTTCACCTCATCGGTGACGCGGATCCACATTGGATCGGTCCAGAACTGGCGCGCACGGTTCCACATCTGCTCATAGCAGCGCAGCACCCATGAATGCAGCCGCCCCATAGGCCGTGCAAGCTCGGTAAGCCCCGCCTGCTGCGATACAAGCCGAGCGCGGCCGGACTGTCCCGCTCCCTCTTGACGACCCAACACGGCAGGTGTTGGCCCCATGCGCTCGATCTCGCCCTTGGCTTCCTGCATACGCATCAGGTTGGCGTTGGTCTGTTCCGCGGTGCTGACGATCTGCCACCCCATCGGCATGACGCCGTCAGCCTTCGACGCCTCGGCGCGAACGATCGCGTCATCCACTGGCGGCGCGTTCGGATCGGTGTTCTGTACCTGCCGCGAATTCATCAGGTGCAGCGAGCGCGAGCGGCTCGCGTTGATCTCGTCCTGGATCGGCACCATGTCGCGGACCATGCCGTAACGGCTGTTCTCGCGGTCGATGTAGCAGCTTTCCGCCTCGATCGGATTGCAAGGCCGATTTTTGTCATCGAGATAGGGCGATGGCCCGTATTCCAGCACACCGGATGCAATGTAGACGATGCGTTTCCACTCGCCTTCCTCCAGCGCGTATTCCTCAACCTGCATGATGCGGCGGCGCTTGATGTCCACCCAGCCCATCGACAGCGGACGATCTTGGTAGCTGTCCACGAACCCAAAGCCCTGTGGCGACAAAGGATCGCCAATCTCTTCGATGCGAACGCGGTATTTCTGGCGGATCACATCCGCGTCGGTCCACTTGGCAATACCCATGTATCGCGCGTCCTTGAAGTCGGCGCGCCTGGCATAGGGGTCCGCGTAGAACTCTTCCCACCGGATCTGCGTCGGCACGATCTTGCCATCCAGCATTTCGATAATGACGGCGCCAGTGCCTTCGATGAAGAAATTCTCAGCCACGTCCATCTGCGTGTCATTGAACTTCGATTCATCGTTGATATACCGCAGCGTCTTGGTCGCTACGTCAGCGCCGCCCTCATCGTCTGGGTTGCGCGGCAAGCCGCGGGGATCGCGACGACCGGCCTCCAGCACGCCCAGAACGCCGTTGACGGCAGGGCGCACCCGGTTGGTATAGATCGGCGGCTGCATGCGGTTCTTCAGGACGGTGCGCACCTCACTATTCAGCTGCTTGGGGCCGTCATAGTAATCGCGGTCGGTGTTGCACTTTTCGGTATTGCCGTTCGGATTACTGCGGGCCTCGTCAAACCGCTGCCTAAGCCGCTCGATCGTGGGCGCGTTGGCCAGCATTTCCTTGGGCAGCGTGTCGGACGCACCTGTGTAGGTGATGCCGTCGCGGTTTTCGTCTGCTGTGATACCGGTCATGGCTGTGTTTGGTATCAGAATACCCGTCATGCTGTCTAGCTATTCCTGATCTGGTAGTTTATCAAGGTCGAATGCCCCGGCGGATGGGAACCCTGCCGATACCCAACAGATCGACGTTGATCCGTAATTGATCGGATGATGCTGGGGCATATCTACCCCCAAGCACTAGCCGTCCCCTGCGGCTTGCGCGGGCGATAGTCGCCCGACTTCGGGCTGCTCGGCTCCTGGATCAGCTTGGAGCGCGTCAGGTGGCAATTCATGGCGAACTCACCAAACGCATCCGCGCCGTGGCTGTTCTCGTCGTGGCTCGGACCTGAGAAAACCTCCATCGTGCGGTTGAACTTGCGCGAGTATCCACGCAGCCGCTTGATGCCGAGATCTGTCGTTGCCTTGTTGAAATACACAAACGGCAGGATCTTGCGGCTAGCGTTGATGCGCTCCACCGGGCCGGCGGCAATGCCGATGTTGATCGGCTTGACCCCGTATTCCTGCAGCGTGGCGATACGCGAACGACCAGCGCCCCATTCGCGCACCCGAACGTCATGCGGCAGGAAATGCCTTCCATATTTGTACGGCACAGGGCGATCAAGTAACCGCTGAGCCGCCGGGACCAGCTCGGGCAGCGCGCTTTGCACGATCTCCTGCACGCCTTCGCCGCTCGTCTCGAAATAGTCGATCATGCGGACCTGCGAGCCATTCTCCTGCGCGAACCAGATGGCGGTGTAGTCGTCCATGCCGATATCCCAGCCTGTCAGCACAGGCAAAGCTGGATCATAGGGGAAATCACCAATGCGGCCGGCTGCTTCTGCATGTGCGAGCAGCAGCGCGTAATAGGCGCCCTCACCGACGATCTCGTAACCACCGTCCCACACATGGCTGGCCATCTCGGGATCACGTTTGCGGTCGTCCTCCATCTCCTGCTGCATCTCGTCAGGCAGGTGCGGATTATCGGACCAATTGACACGCTCCACGATCGCGCCTGTTGGCGGCGACGAACCGCGCAGGAAGTCGTCAACCGCGTCGGTGTCGTGCCGCGGGTTCCACGTGAACCACAACTCGGACCCGGGCGCGCGGATCGTAGGGCGCAGCATCCTAAGGCTGGTCTTGGATAGCGTCTGCGCTTCCTCGACCCACGCCACATCATAACCCTCCAGCGACTTGATCGTCTCGGCGTTGTACGCCTGCATACCGCGGAAGATGATCAGCGAGCCATGTGGGCCACGTATTTCCGCCTCCAGCACCTCGAACTGATTACCAAGGTTAAACGCCTGGATCTTGTCCACCAGCAGCTGCCGGACCGATTCTTTCAGGCTGTTCTGCACTTCGCGGATGCAGACGGCGCGCGTCTTGCGTTCGCAGCAGCGGCTAATGAGACGTTCGGCGAACTCGTGGGATTTTCCTGAGGCTCTGCCTCCCCATGCGCCCTTGTACCGCGCCGGCCGGTCGAACGCCTTGGCCCATGCAGGCTTCAGGCGATTGATGACCAGTTCCCTCCGGGCTGCCAGCACATGGGCACGGGTGATGGTGGTCATAGCCGGGACAGCTGCTCCGCATGGCCGATAATCTCACAAGCAACGCTATCCAAACCATCCAATGCCGACTGCAGGACATCAAGCCGATTTATACCGTAGGAGCGGACGGGCTCGCTTTGAGCAGACACAGGACGTTCACCGAACACCGCAGAATTGGTGTCGTTCAGAATCTTGTTCGCCCTACACAGAGTTTCTGTGATAATATGGACACGATCAGCCAACCGCTGAAGCTCAGGGCTTTCGGTTGCCGCAAGCTCCTGCAACTTCGACTGGCCGTCAATGATCTTCTGGCCAAGCATCGCGCTCATATGGTCATTCCGCATTTTCATTCTCCTGTTCGAGCTTCTCGATCTCCCGATCGATCGCCACCACGCGCGTTGCCAGCCCCATACGCTCGGACGCGGCACGCTTGTTGCGGAGATCGGCCAGGCGGGCTTCGCGGCGGTCTTGGGGGGTTAGGGGTTGCATGTGTCTGCTTCCTTTTCCTGCGAATCAGGAACGTGGGCCCAATAAGTCGACACAGCAAGAGCAGCACGAGCATCAGCTCGATATGGATCGCGGATACTATCCGATGCACGGTCCCACTGTTCTGCCGGGATAAGATAATCCATTCCATCGAAAGGCCCCGGGCAGCTTATAGGGCGGTCCGTGCTTTGCGATGCAGCGATCACGTCCAGCCTGGCATGATATCGTGCATCAGCAATAGCACGGGCGACGCTCTCGACATCACCCCCAAGCCCGTTTGTGTCATCGGTGGGCATTAGATAATCCCCATAAGCTGGCGCATCGTAAACCAGCGGCCATCGGGAAAGCGATGCATCTTGCCTGCCTCAGCTGCAGCGCCCAGCATATCATACCAGACGCGCATGTGGCTGTTGGCAGCATACAGGAACGTGTCGTTAGGCAGCCTATCAACTGATACGCCATTGTGCCGCGCGACAATTTGCTGGGCGCGTGGTGAATAAGGATGATTGCGCGCGTTGATGGTCTTGCCGGCGGCGCGAAACTCAGCGTGCGTTGGCATTGGCTTGTTCCTGCGTCCGCAACCGAGCCACCGTACCAGCAAACTCAGTCCCGCGCTGCTCGACACGCACCAGCTCAGCCAGCCGCTCCATAGCCAGCCCCATAACCACCGTGCAGCCCTCCGCCTCGATCCGCTCGACCGTGCGGCGCCCGATGTTCAGGCGCTCGGCTAGCTGGTCGCGGGTGAGGCCGAGCGCGAGGCGGGCGGCGCGGTATTCTGGGCCGGTCATGGTTCGAACCCTGGCTGCAGTTTATAGTCGTCCTGGACGACTTTCCAGTAACGACTGCCGCCGATGCGTATATTAAGAACGCTTGCGATTTCCGCGGCGGTTGTTTCGTTCATGTAATACGGAAGAGCGAATTTCTCATCGGGGTAATCGCTGCCGTAATTGTCCGTTTCCACTACTCTGAACATCACCATTCTCCCCGGCCCAATCGCCGTAACACCCGTATCCGCCATTACGGCGAGGGTGTCAAGCGAAAGGCAGGGCTAGGCTTAGAATAATCGTTAAGACAATCATGGCCAAGAAACCGCCGACGCCTCTGGGTCCCGCCCACAAAACATTAGAAACCCACCGCCGCAGCGGCATCGGTAAAACCTTGAACCAGGCGCGGCGGTCCCAAGTGCCTTCGCTATTCAAGCGGTGCGTGATGATGAGGCCGCGGGGCATATCAAACCTCATCCGGCAACCGAACGCCCGCCAGCTCGCGAAGGGTGGCGGGGGATAGGCCGGCAACGCTCACCTCCTGCTTCAGGGCGGGCAAGTCGTCAGCACCGCCGACAGCCAGCTTGTCGCCAAACTGCTTGGGCAGGAATTTACTGGCGAACCACTTGCGCGCGTCGATCTCGATGCGACCGATCGCCGGATCAAGCTTCTCGCCGCGGGTCCCGTCCTCGTTCAACACACCAAGCCGCATGTCATCAATCGTGTTCTCGAGCTTGTCCACCTGATCCATCGCAAGGCCGCGAAGGGCCTCCGCGTATTGGCTAGCCGAGAGATGCTTGATCGACTGCATGCGAAACGTCGAGCGATCGATACCGACATCGCGACAAGCTGCTCGCTCACTCATGCCCTGAGCCATCTTGGCGACTACGGCATCGATCTGCTCGGCCTGTGTCACCCGAACACCCGCAGCAACCGCGACGCCAGACCGCGGCCCAAGCCCCAACCAAGTCCACGCTGGAAGTGGCTCCAGATCACAACACCCTCCCCAGCACGACGATCAGCGCCACGACGACCACAACCAGCTTCAGCAGCTGTCCAAGGCGCGCATCAACGCCGATCAGGTCGATTGCGTACACAAGCACCGCGACGATCAGGATGGCCAAGAGGATGGTGGTCAGGAGGGTTGTCATGGGGATTGTTTACTCCGGTTTTAGGCTGGCTGCAAGATGGATCAGACTGCGCAATAAGCGCCCTCGCCATGAGCGTTGAGATGATGATGGATCATTTCCCCGGAAACCCCGCCGGGACAATTACACCCATCGTATTCATCCCAGAGCCGCTTCACCTCTTCCACCGATAGGCGCGAAAGGGCCAGAAGATCGTTGTATTCATAATCCTGCCAGGTATTCACCACACTCTCCTAAAAAGGCAATCCTTGCAGATCGTCGTTCAGCTTGTCGCGCACCGCTTTGGCCGGCCGCACGCTCTCAACCTCAGCACCAGGGAAAGCACTCTTGGCCGCGACGATCATCGGGTGCGCCTGGATCACGCTGGCGATCTCATCAAGTGACCAGACCTGCGCCTTGCGGCCCTGCAGATCTACACGCGCCGTATCCGCCAGCGTACGCACCAACACGACCAGATCATCGCCGGCCATGAACTCCCATTGATCGACTGGCGCGTCCGAATGGCCAGCAACCGCCGCCAGCTCGTCCAGCTTGGCATAAGCCCTCAGCATCGCGTCACCGTGCTTGGCGACTTGTGCGCCATCATACTCCCACACCGCGGCGGAGAATTTCTGGCGCTGCGTGCGGAAGCGTTCAGCCCACTCGATCGGCACTAGCAGAGGCAGGCGTCCCGTACCCCAGCGCTGGTCTGCCTGGCGCCCGCGCTCGTCCACCTGTCGAACGATCAGGTCGATCTTTTCCAGATTCTCATGGGCGGTTGGTGGTGCGCCGATCATGAGATCGGATCCGATGTCAGCGTAACGAAAACACCGCTATCGACATCATCGACATCCAACGAGTGCCACTCGTAACTTTGATGTGTCCGGCACCACACCAGGCAAAGCTGATAGTCGCCGTTGAATTCATCGTACTGGTCGATTGCGTCGGTATCCAAGACATGCGGCTGTTTTAGTTTTGCCGCGGCTTGCCCCTTACGCATTTTTGCCAAGCGAGCCGGACGCTGGTCAGGGGTAAGATCGAAACCTGCCCTGTTTGGTATCAGCGAACGATCAGCCTTGCCGTGATTGCAATCCGCACATGCCGCCTGAAGATTGTCATGATCGTTCGTACCGCCCTTCGCCAAGGGTTTGATATGATCGACATGAAGCACGGTATCCTTCGCTCCCGTGCCGCAATATTGGCAGCGGAATCCATCCCTAGCCAGGATCTCGAACCGCAACGCTTTCGATAATTTTGCCATTATTCTGCCCCCAACAAGCTAAATTCGTTACCCAAGCGAAACGCGACGAGCATGCGACAATCCCGCGCCGACCTAAGGCGGCGGGTTGTTGCGTGCGACGACAGGATTTTACTATAGTCGTTTTCGTCGTCGCACTGCCCTAAGAGGCGCGACGACTTTGCGACGATGTCGCGACGACTTACGATCATAGCCGGGGCCTGTTCTTCTCGACCACGCGCACGTAATTGCGGGTCTGCCGGGTGTTCGGATCCTTGTCCTTGAACTGCTCAAGCACGCTATTGTCACGCCACACGCGCAGGATACGGACGGCCTGTTCTTCTGACTTTTCGGCAATCCGCATTACCGGACAGCCTGCCCAGTCGCCATTGACGATCGCCCGGCGATCTTCCTTATACGTGCCTGCTGCCAGCTCGTTCAGGATCTGGTTCGCGATATCCACAGAGATATTGTCGAACGCATCAGGCGGAGACCACGGCTCCATCGCTCCCACGCTGTCAGAGCCATGCAACCCGCTTCCGTTGCCGATATCGACACTAACCTTGCGGAACCACAGCGGCTCACCAGACTTTAGGGACTGGTTTGATTTGGCATCATCCCAACGGATGTAGAAGCGCCTGTCCTTGTCCGGCAGACCGAACTTGGCCGCATCATCAGCGCCCATGTCGAACAGCGTAGCCGCAGTGCGTACAACGCCTGTCTGTGAGCTGCCGCCACGCGAGGCGTTCATATCACCCGCAGCGGTGGACATGGCCTTGCTGGTATGCTGCACCAGCAGTACAGCGCAGTTGCCATCTCTTGCTACCTGGCGGAAGCCGGTGGCCGCTTTCTTCATCGCGTCGTTGCTGTTCTCTTCACCGACCAGTGTTTCCGCGAATGGATCCACAATCAGCACCCCGATATCGTTCTGGATCACGGTTTCGGTCAGCTCGGAAACCAACGGCGACCAGATCACTTCGCCGTTGGGCATCGACTTGATAATCAGGAACTCCCGATCGCCATCGTGAATGAACAGTTTGCCGGCGATATCTGCCTGCGTCAGACCCATAGCATCGAGCGCGGCGGCGCAACGCCGCTGCATTTCATCAATGTCATCCTCGACGTTGATTAGCAGCACCTTGCCCGGCCGCTCGATTTTCCAGCCGCCCCAGTCCATGCCGGTCGCGATTGCGATGGCCTGCTGTAGCGTGATGGTCGATTTGCCGACGCCTGGCGGCGCGATAAGCATGGCCACTTGGCGTTTGAGCAACCAGCCGCGGATGACCCAGGGGCGAACCGGGATAGCAGTAGCGTCGAACGGAGCCAGAGGCCGGATCGATACGCTGTCGGGCAACGGCTCGGGGGTAGGCGGCTCAGCATCGTCCGGCACCTCGCCGCTCATTATATAGCTGGTGACAGCCTCCAAGCCGTACTCTACTGCCATATCGTTGAAGTCGGTGGCGCTAGATCCTTCCTTGCGCAGCGGCAGGATGTAATCACAACCTGCAGCCTGAGCCGCGGCGACAGCCGATTTAACGCCAGCATTGTCTTTCTTACCGTGGTCGTCATCACCAGCAATTTGGAATTGCTTGCGCGGGTATTTATCAGCGAAAAACTTGGCCACATTGACCATGTTCCCACCGTTATATGTGCAGATCGTTACCCGGCCAGTCGCTTGCTGCACAGTGGCAGCGGTAGCGAAGCCCTCAGCTATCATCACAGTATCAACGGTTTCCGATACCTTACCGCCGAGGATGAAAAATCCGTCATTTACCGTTCCGTCTTTCAGGAACAGCTTTTGCCCATCGGCGGATATGGTTTGCAGGCACTGCACCTTGCCATCGGTGCCGATCAAGGGAACCAGCAGCAACCCACTGGACTCCATACGCGTGCCGTGCGCATCGACGCCTTTGCGCGTTAGGTAATCGTGCTTGATGGCAGGAACCGCGGCGTCCCAACGTCGCCGTGCTTCAAGCACGACTTCTTTGCGCCGGGCATTGCGCACCTCTTCGGCGGCCAAAGCTTTCGCCCTGATTTGCTCGATCTGATCGGAGCTATAGGTTGGAATGATCCCACCATTTAGATTCTCCGCCGTCTCGCGGATCGACCAACCCTTAATATGCTTGGCGAAGTCGAACAGGTCGCCCCATGCGCCACAGCCGTAACAGGTATAATGCTGGTCGCTCTCGTATATCGTGAAACTAGGCGTGCGCTCATCATGGAACGGGCAAAGCCCGACCAGAGATCCGCCCTTACGCTTCAGCGCGACAGTTTCACCAACAAAATCCGCAAGCGGGTAGTGAGCCTTGATTGCATCGATATCGACGGAGCCGACCTCTATTAGCGGCTTCACAGGCTTGCGCCAGACGGCAGATATGATATGTAAATAGTCACGCGGCGGCTGTCCTCTCCGGCCAATGCTAGGGTCGAGGTCTGAGCGCGGCAAACGCTCCCTCGACCCGACCCTATTAATCACATTCGATCACAAAAGAAAAGGGCCGGTTTTACCCGGCCCTAATCATTAGAACACCGTATCTTCATCGCCGCCCAAAGGCGGCGGCGGGGCGGAGGGTTTTTTGTCCTCCGCCTTCGGCGCCGGCATATCGTCAACCTCTAGCTCAACCGGACGGTCGGCCCAGGACACGATCTCGAAATCTGGACGATAGTTCGTGCTCTTGGCGCTCTTGATCGGCGTCACCTTGATGCACTTCACGACCGGCAACTTGCCAGGGTTCGCGGCCTTACCCGCTTCCCACAGATCGTAGAGCGAATTCATCGCCTCGATCACTGCGCCGGCCGTCGCCGCGAACTCACGAAGGCCACCGATGTTCTTGTCGCTGAACATCATCACTTGGAAGCCGCGCTTGGCGTCAGGCGATGGCTTGGGCGCCGCCTCGCTCAGTGAAGGATCGAACACCTTGACGGGCGCCGCGCCTTCCATGAACGTGAACCAGCCGGTCTTGATGTTCTCCAGATCCACGACCGCGGTCATGTTCTGGATCTCGTACATATCGCCGCCGCCTTCCGGCTTCGTGTGCCACCTGCCGCTACGGGCATCATACTTGATGAAGGTAGTGAAATCGCCGGACGCTGCCGGTGCTGCCATAAAACCCATGTCTATTTCCTCTTTGCTCTTTACCCCCTGTTAGGGACAGGTCGCCCAATCCGCCTGAAGCGGAATTCTCTAATAGTACGTCGCAAACCGCGCGAACGCACGCTGAATTTCACCGTCAAGCCCGATAAAATCCTCACCGTCGCCAGACCACAGGTAATCCAGCTCGTTCTGGTACTGGATCAATTCTTCCCCGATCGTGATCAAGTATACCTCCAGCGTGTCCTTGTCGTCGCAACCCTGCAACTCGCTCACGATCTCGGCGTACATGGCGCGTGCCGCGGCGCGGGTCAGGATTGGGCCGGTCAGCTTGGGAGGCGGTGACGGCTTCTCGGTGACGCTCATGAACGGCATTACATCAATCCTTTAGGCTGCCGGTTAGCTGTTTGCGCAGGCGCTTAGTTGCCACTTCTTTGGCGGGTACGACTTTCCGCTTTTTCTTCACCTTCGGAGGCCAGACCGTAATTACGGTGCCAGGGTGCGACGCCTCAACCAGCTTCTTTTTCAGGTTGAAAATAGGGGTCGAGAACCCCTTAACGTCCTCAATTATTTGGCAATCTTTCGTGAACCACGAAAAGTCCGCCACGTATTTACACATCAGCTTGCCATTGATCTCGACCTTATACACGGGCTGCTGTACCAGATGCGTGATCTCACCGCGCGCCTCCTTGCCGGTTAGCTCGTCACACCGCCCCGCCTCCAGCTTGCTGTCGTGGGTATGCCCCGTCCCGCATACGGTGCGTTTTGCTCCGTATTTCATCGGATAAGCCGGCGCAGTAGGAGCGCGGTGTCGTTAGTGATGTAGTAAAGCAGATCATCCAACGCTTCCGCTTCGCTGGAAGTTTTGGCATGTATCATCGCCTCTCGCAAAGCCTCCCGCACCTGATCCGCGACCGAGCGCAGCAGCGCGGGGCCGGTGGTTTCGTTGGTCATGCTGCTGCTCCATTTGTCCGATCAGGGCCGTAAATCGTAAAGCCGGACTTGTTACGACGAGCGCTAAAATTATCGCCCTCCCATATCTGTTGCCCAGGGCTATGAAATGAAACCATTGCGATGCCGTCTTTGGGCCATTCGTATCCTGGCGCCCCGACACGTTTAGCTACGCGGGACGCTAAGAGCATATCATCTGGATCGGCGTAAATAATAACGCGGGGATAAGTCACGCCGCCATCCTTTCAGCACGCGCCCGAATCTCATCCGCGCGTTCCACCACCTGCTCATCGTTAAACACAGCCGACCCACGGCGCCAATAGCTGCCCTTGGGGTCCAGTATGCCATCAGCGCGACAGCGTGATACGGGGCTGAGGCTTCGCAGGAACTCCACCGCCAGGCCAACACGCGACATGTCGCGGTGAAAATTGACCACAGCAGATTTGCCGCCTTTGCCCATGCAGATCGGCTTGATCTCGATTTTCGAAACCGGCGGCTTTTTGGTCTTGTTGATCTTGACCGTCTTGGGACGCAGCAACCCAGCACGTCGCACCCATAGAGATATTGTGGACCCAGAGCGGCCATAATGAGCCGCGAGCTGCGTTTGCGTCATGCGGCCGTGCTGCTCGGCAAAATCCTCAGGGATATGCGTCAGGTCACGAAACATGCCTGATTTACCGCGCCAGGGGCCAAGCTCATAAGCGCATACCATGTAGACGATGGACTTAGCCGACCTGCCAGTTTCCGCTGCGATTTGCTTTGCGGTCATGGATTTGGCTACCATGCTACGCACTTTTGCGCGTTCTTCTGCGGTGCTGGGGGTGCAACGGCTCATTGCGTTCGTCCTCTCTGCGCCATCACGCGAATTACGGTGTCAATATCCAGCTTGGTATTGGCGGCGATGCGATCGAACGGGATGTCAGTGCCGGCGTAATAATTAAGGACGGCACCGATCTTTTTATCGCGCTCGGCTTCGCGCCGTTCGCGTGCCTCTTTGCCGGTTATTGCTGGCGCAAACTCATTTTCATAAATTGGCTTAGGTCCGCGCTTGGGGGATCTTTTACCCATCGGGAGGTTGATTTTCCCAACTTCCGCCAAAGGCGCGTCAATCAGCGCCTGCATCTGCTCTCGCGTCAATGCGTCGATTTGGTACGGGTCGGACATTACTCACCCTTTCCATAAAAAAACCCACCCTCGGTTTCGTATCCTTCAGGCGCGAACATAGCGCCAAGGTAGGCAAAAAAGCGTTTCAGCACGGCGACTTCTCCTTTTCGATAGATTTGAACATTTCAGGAATAATTTTACATTTGTTCAAACGGTTGAGCGCTTTTTTATCAGCCCACCCTTTCGAGGCGCTAGCTACAGAAGCGGGCGGCAATGAAACGCCTATTTTGGCGTCTGATACCGCTTTCAGCACCGCGCTGCATGGCTCGAACCATTCGCCATGGACGCGATATTCTATAAGTTTTTCGTGATAAGAGCGCTCGACCCTACGACACCCCTCGACCGTCGCTAGCAATTCGACCGGATATGCATTGCAGCCCATAATTGTCTGCATTCTGCCGATCGGACATTTAGTATGGCCGATTTTTATGCGTTGGCTGCCTTGGCATTGAACGAAATAAATCATGCTGCCATTCCATCGAAAAAATCAACAGGGACAACAATGCCGTTCATCGCTGCGAGTTTAGCGAATGAAACTCTATATCGGTGTGGTATCCCTCTTGTGCGCCAGGCATAAAGATTGGCTCGGGGCAGCCCGTATGTGGTTTGAAGGGCTTCCTTACCGAGCTTGTCGATTAAGGCAGAATGGCTGTGTCGCGGTTTGCTCATTTTTCCTTGTAAGCATTATGTTTACGCCGCGTCAAGCGCGGTGAAAATAAATGTCGAACAGTTGTTGACACCCCTCACAGCGATCGGCATAAGCAAGTCAGAACGCTGCTTCCCGCAGCGATGGAGCGGACGACGTGAACCACTATCCCCTGGTTGGTCGCAAGGTTCCTCGCGGTTGCGAGGATGTCAGCGGCACCGCAAATCCTTTTGCGCACATAGATTGCCCAAAGTGCCGCGCGCGTCTGGCCAATAAGGTCGCGCTCGACAGCGCCGAGGCAGCGCGCACCAGCAACAAGCAGCATGCCACCTTGCTGATGGGCACCAGCAAGCATTTTGCCGGGGCGTTGGCAGCATGATTTTCGTCCGCAAATCGACATACGATGCGGTCGTGCGCGATCGGGATGCGGCGAGGGCGCTGGCTGAGAAGCTGAAGCACTCGAACCAGTTCTACGACAAGCTGCTGCTGAACCGCACGAACGAGATCAAGAGCCCGCGCGCAGCCGTCGCCAAGCATCACACTGTTCGCGGTGAAGGCGGACGGTTTGCGCGGAAGGATGTGGCATGAACGTCGGTCCCGCAGAGATGCTTCCTGCATCTGTAAACAACTATTGGACGAACTGCCAGGAAGCGGCGATCCGTGAGCGCGGCGGAGTCCAGCCCGAGTACGCCAACAATCCCGGTAAGCTACGGTCCACCAATGCATGGGTAGAGGCTGCTCAGCCTGCGTTGCTCGCACTTTTCAAGCTGGAGGGTCTGGTCAGCGATTTAGACGACCAGTCCTGTCGTTTAGATCTGCCGAAGCATATTGCCGCCAATTATGGCGAGGCAATGGGAGCGGTCAGCAACGGCGCGATCACTCTTCGCGCCATCATAGACGGCATCCGGGACGACTACATCAGCGATGAGCGTCCCGGTATTTACGATGACGCGGCCACACAGGAGGAAGCTGGCGATTTCGACGATTGGCTGAGCGAGACGACGTTTAGCTTCGACCAAGCGGTTCAGATCATCGCCGCTCGGGTCACTTCCGCATGACGCTAGATCGTTCCCCCACACTCAGCGGTGGTGAGCCATTCGACGTGGCGCGCATCACAGCCCTGCTCACAGATCTCGACGCGGAGAAGCTAGCCCCGATCGTGCGGAAAGCTGCCGACGAGTTCTACGATACCGTCATGAGTACGGCGCAGGATTACCTAGCCGAAAACCTCGACCACAACCTCAGCGTGCATATCAAAATGCTGGAGCGTGAGAACACGCAGATGCGCGCCGAATTGTGGGATGCGGATTGCGCGCTTCGGTCCACGAGCATGGGCCACGAACGTCGCATGAAGGCGATTGGCGAACTGAACCGCCGGGCGAACAACGCGATCGATCTGGCTGTAATGTTTGAGGATTGCATTGATCGCATTGAAGTCGGTGACCCGTTCGCCAAGGAACTGGTCGCTAAAGCCCGCGCCGCCCTAGCCAAAGCCCGCGCGTCATGACCCCCGCCCGCCTAGTCGGCAACACCTACTTTTACAATGATGACCAGTCGGCAGATGCGACTGTGCACCAGCTGATGGCCGGCGTGTCGGACGAGCAACTGGCGGCGATGTCCGCCCGTGTTGCGCCGATGCTGTCGCGTCAGGCCGATGCTGACCGTGTGGCGCTGCGTCGCGAGGCTGCTTGTGCGCGCTGGGATGCGGGTGAGGCTGTTGCTGGCAGCGATCCTTATTTTTCGGGAGCTTACTCATGACCGATTTGACCATTGCTGATGTGCTGGAGCGTGCGGCCGATTTGATCGAGCCGGAAGGCAAATGGACGCAGGGTGAAAGCGCCCGAACGGCAGACGGGCAAGTTGTATTCGCGCCGCATAAGGACGCTGTGTGCTGGTGCTTGTATGGCGCAATCGCGCAGGTCGGTGGGGCGAACTGCGATTTCAACTCGACCACCTATTTGGCTAGCCGCTTTATAGAAAAGGGCGAGGAAACCCTTGCCGCATGGAACGACGCCCCCGAACGCACCCAAGCCGAGGTAGTTGCCAAGCTGCGTGAAGCAGCCGCCCTAGCCCGAGCAGCATCATGAGCGCCTTCACCAGCCAAGCCGTGCGGGAGTCGGTGGCGATTGAGGCAACACCAGCCGAGATCGCAGCATCTGTAGCAGCGGCCGGCGTTCGTCTGAGTCGCCTGTTCGACGGATACCTGGCCGATGCCGAGGCCACGCACCAGCAGTTCATGGCGGCCGGTGAGCGTCGTCATCGCGCCGTGCTGAACGCCTGTTCCGTGGCTGTCGATGAGGCGCGGGAAGTGGCGCGTACGACAATCGCCACACTCGAAATCAACGCGGCTGAGGCTGCTGTGGGAGGGGCTGATCGTGGGTAAGCTGGTCGCAGTGATCGAGGCCGACCGCACGGCAGCAGCGGCAATCGTACGCTGGCAGCGCGATGCAACCGCAGAATGGGAAACCAAGGACGGCACTGCAATGCAGTTCTTCGTTGACGGGTTCTCGCGCGGGATCATGCAAGGCATCTGGGACGAACACCCGGTCGTGCAGTCGTACGCCGCCGCCCGCATAGCCGCCACCTCCACCCTCCAAGCCCAATGCGAACGGCAGCGGGTGGCGTTGGAACTGATCATCTCGAACGACACAAGCTCGTCAGCGTCGCTCGTGGCACGTCGCGCCCTCGCCGCCCCCGCTTCTCTGGATCAGGAGGGGCAGCAGCACGGCGCATGGATCGATTGGACGGGCGGTGAATGTCCAGTATCGGATGGCGCGATCGTAGAGGTGCGCTTTCTCAGCGGCGTTGTCAGCGACAATGACCTTAGCGCCGATCATTACGACTGGCTTCACACAGAAGGCTTTGACGGGCCTTTCGTCGGCAACATCGTTGCCTACCGCGCGGTATCGCCATGCTGAAGTTCATCGAGCGCCACGCGCATCTGATCCCGCTGCTGTGCATCGTAGGCATCCTCACCACGTTCGCCCTAGCCTCCATCTTCCGTCCCGACGCGATTGACGCAACTGCGGGACACGATCGCTACGGGGCTGCGCGGGTTGACCAGCAATTAGGAATAGAAAAATGCTAGAAGCTATCAGTCCTAAATCAGCTTTGGTTCTTGTCCAAGTTGACCGCGCGCTTGTTGCTCGCATCATTGCCGAACGCCGCCGTCGCGGTATTGGCGAGGCGTTTGCAATAGTTCCTAACGTTGCCACCTTGGCGCCGGGCGGTGCAGCATGAGCGGGGCAACGGGCGATCTGCAGTGCTGGGCCTGCAACGGGCCGCTGAACAAGACGGCGCGCGCGATCATGACGCGCCTCGGCAGAGAGCCATCCTTTGCCGAGTTGTGGGCGCGGCTTGATCAGGCGGAAGGGGACCGCGATCGGATGCTGAACGCTCTGCAGCTTGTTCGCGATGCCATCGAGCGTGACAGAGTGAACCAGCACACGCTGACGATCATCTATCGCGCCCTTAGCCGGATACGCCCCGTCCGCAATGCCTCCCCGTCCCCATCCCCTGGCGGCGAGGTGGCACGGTGAGCGCGTATTACAACGAGATCGACGCAGACGCCGTCCTGATCCTTCGCGCCCTGATCGCTGACGGTGTGATCGCACCCGGCGAAATCGACACCCGTTCCATTATCGAGGTTCAACCAGATGACCTTATCGGCTTCACGCAATGCCATTTCTTTGCCGGAGGCGGGCTCTGGTCCGTCGCAGCCCGCATGGCAGGATGGCCCGACGAACGACCTCTTTGGACCGCTTCCTGTCCCTGCCAGCCGTTCTCGGTCGCAGGCAAGGGCGGCGGTACTGACGACGTACGGCATTTGTGGCCCGACATCCTTCGCCTCGCCGGTGCCAGACGGCCCCCTGTCCTCGTGGGAGAGCAGGTTGCGGGAAAGGCTGGCTATGGTTGGTTCGACGGAGTGCGCGCTGATCTGGCGGGAGAAGGTTACGCCAGCCGGGCAGTCGATATCCCGGCTTGCGCCGTGGACGCCCCCCATATCCGATCAAGGCAATACTGGGTCGCACTCGACTTGGCCGACACCGCAGACGCGGCAGAAGGGCGGGGGCAGTTACAGCGATCCCGCGAAGGGCGCGGCGCGGTTGACGAGCGGGCATCAGGTCAATCTGCAGGACCACATGGTGGCAGCGTCACCTTGGGTAACGCCCTCGGCTCGCGACTGGAAGGACAGCGCCGGGATGGCGACAGTCCGACCGGACGGACGATCGAGGATCGATCAGTTGCCGCGCCAGATGGTGGCGAATTGGCCAACCCCATGCGCGCGAGACGGGATGCCCCCGCATACACCGGAATACGTGGCGGCGAAGAAGGCGCAGGGGCATGGGATGGCGGTGCTAAACGATTACATGGCGCACTCCGCCGAAACGGTTCCTTCTGGTCCGGACACGAATGGCTCACCTGCCACGACGGCAAAGCGCGGCGCACCCAACCCGGCATTCCCTTGCTGGTTGATGGGCTTCCCGGCCGAGTGGGTCTCTGGCGCGTGGCGGGCAATGCAATCTCGCCCGTCCTCGCGGCGGAAGTCCTCGGTGCCCTGATGGATACGGAGATAGCATCATGATCAACCCCACCCAATCGAAACCCACGCGCGCGGCGCTGGAGGGGCGAGAGGCTCCCGGTTTGCTGTCTTTGGTCCTTGGAAGCGGCATGGGCGCTGGAGTGATGGAAATCCTTGCTCGGCAACGGTCCTACAGCCCCATCATGCTGTTCGACGATCCGTTCGAAGAGTTGCGGTCGATCCGCAGCGTATTGAACAATCGCAGCCCTATCCGGCGTCTCCCGCGCATAGGCCGCTATCGGGGCAAACCCTCCAGCGTGCCGACTAGCAAGCACTCCAAGGTAAAGGCCGCTCGGAAGGCCAATCTACGCCGGATGCAGTCATGCTGACCCCGCCGCAATCGGACCTGGCAGGGGAAGCGTGCGAGCGGTGCGACGACAGCGGCTTCGTTGAGACGGTGTGTGGCGGGTTCTGGAATGGAATAGGACCGCGAACGCTGTCTTTCTGCCGCTGCGCATGTGGCAATGACGCCCGCCGCCAGTGGGCCGCCCGTGCATTCCTATCCGCGCAGTCGCGCACCACAGGAGAGAAGATGTGAGCGATTGGAACTTCGACATGCTGGCAGCAATCGCCGACCCGCGATCGGAAATGGGCGTCGTCGTCGCCGCGCACGCATCTGATGGTGCCCCGCCAATCGTCGGTGAAGCGTTCTATAACCCGGCAAGCAATGGTGGCGAGTGGTGGTGGGCGAACACCAGCGACGGCGAATACCACGCCTGCTCGATCGATGAGACGTACGGCCCACCGTTCGCATGGCAACCGCTGCCCGACCCACCAACACCCCGCCCCACCACGAACGAAGGAGACCCCGCATGACGGACGATCGCCTGCAGACGCGCGAGCAGATGGTGGAAAGGACAGCAGCGGAGGTAGAACTCGCCAAGCTGAAAGAGGCTCTAGATCAGTCGAAGTGGCATCATGTAAACGGGGAGCAAATGAAGCGCATCTTAGTAGCGGAAAGCGCGCTTCATCGGATCGCCGCTGCCCTTGCCGCAGCCCCGACACCGCGCGGGGAGGAAGTGCTAAGCGGCCTGCGTAATCTGCGCGCTCAATTTGAGCGTATCGCGGCCCATCATCCTAATGAGCAACCGGCGTATCCGAATGGTGTTCGGCCTTGGGGGACGGGCGACCTGCGCCATAATATTGAGACACTAGAAGCTGCCATTGCAGCCCTTTCCACCCCGCGCGCGGAGATTGACGACGATGCGCGGGCGTTGTGTGAACGGTTGCGCGAGCAGTTCGATAGCGGACTTCGCACCATAGGTGGCGGCAACATATCGTCAGATGGCAAGTGCGAAACATGGGGCGGCGAGCCGATCATGCGCCCCGCCAACCGCGACGGTGAAGCCGCCGCTGCCATGATCGAACGCCTCGCCCTTGCCGCCGCCACTCCCGCCCCTGCCGTGGGGGATGGGCGGGTGCTGTGCGACGCCTGCGGGGAATATTCTCACGACTGTAGCTGCTATGATCCGAGCGCCGTCCCCGGCGCGATCAGTATTCCGCCGGAAGTTGATGCGGCTCTGTGTGAGGCCCTGCGTTCATCGCAAACGATCATTGCCTTGCCACCCATTGACCGCGTGGCGGTTCTTCAGGCCGTCGAACGAAATTGGAATGCCGGGCCGGACGCTTTGGCCGACGCCATTGTTGCCCTCGCCGCCACCCCGGCTAGCGTAACGCCGGATGCGGGGGAGCGTGACGATCGGTTCCGCTCCCCCGCATCCGGCGTTACGCTAGCCGGGGTGGCGGCGAGGG